GTCAAGCTGCATGAAGTTGTTTTGCAGCGCAACGGAATAAGCCGCATATCTGCTCTGGATATCGCCCCTGGTAAGCTCTCTGGTGTCAAAGGCGAAATATACATTGCCCTTTTCGCTTTCAAGAAGCAGGTCATTGTCAAACGCCGCTTCCATAACGTCCAGCACAGGCATTACGGCATTCTTTACCGTGTCCGCACTGAGTATGCCGTCAGATGTGCCGAAAAGCCTCAGTATCTCGCTGTTTATGGTCTGTATGTTCTGGTTTATCTGCATTTCCACGGACGTTGCGGATATCTCCTTGAAGTCAATTCCGGCATTTAAGAACATCACACTTTCGGAATCCTCTGTGGAATACAGATTTCTCCATTTGCTTTTTATTTCGTCAATGACCTTTTGGTCAACCCTGCTTTCGGTTTTCAGAAAGCCTCTTTTGCTGCCGCCCTTCATCATCTGGGAGCGCTGGAACTTTATCATGCTGTACGCCGTATCAATTACAAGAGGACTGTCATCAATAATGCCCCTGCCCTTGCCGTAGCCGTCGGTATTTCGGAGTATTTTCAGCAGCTGATACGGATAGAAATTCTTTCCTCTTACGCTGTAGTTATATTTCTTGTAAATGGGGTCGGCGGCATTTTTTATCACGCCCACTTCCTTGCTTGATATGTAATAAAGCCCCGACGGAACGCCCATTTTTCGCTCAATGTAGGCGTATCCTCCGCCGTTCAACAGATAGTCCTTTACCCATGCGTAGCGCATTGCATCGGCGGTCAGAGTGTCGCCTGTGTCGCCGTTCAGAAGCGTGATACGTGGGTCGTCGGTTATCTCCTGGGGCTTGCCGTCCTCACCCTTGCGGTACATTCTTATGGGCAGCATAGCCACCGCTCCCGCTATCATGTTCACGCATCTTGCAACAGCAGGGACCTGCATAGCTGTGTCAGCAGTCACACGGCAGCCGCTGAGCGCCGCCGCCAGCAGTTCCGCTCCCGAACCGCCCTCCGATACTTTGGTCTCGGCTCTTTCTTCTATAGGAAAAGAACAATTTTCCGCAGTCTCAGGACTTTTCTTTCTGCCGAAAATCTTAAACGCCATTGTCAAAATCCCTCCTTATCATATATCAATACACTGGAAAACAAAATCATCTGCCAGCAGTTCGTTTTCCATAAGCATATACACGGCGTTTATCAGCGCCACCACCATATCCACCTTGCCCGCACTGCGCTTCTTGTTGACGTACATATTCATGTTGGTATCATATGTGCAGCGGGCATTTTCAAAGCTGTTTTCCAGCAGAGCATTTCTTTCATAGCGGAAGTTTCCGCCCAGTATGCTCTCTTTCAACAGCTTTGTAGCCGGGTGCAGAACACTCGAATGCTGCTTCACTATGGTGCATTCTATAGGGTTGTCCGCACTTTCCACCTTTTGCATCGAGGACAGCGCATTCATTCTGTCCCAGCCTGCACCCACAACGGTCACACCCAGAGTGCTTTCAAGGGTCAGGATATAATCCTCCACAACAGCATAGTCAATGACCTCATCACCGCAGGCAATACAGTACCTTGCGGCAACGAATTTCTTGTAGTCAATGCCCTCTCTCGTGGATTTAAGCTCTATCTTGTCCGCAGGGATAAAGCCCATCACACGGGCAACAATAACGCCGTCATCATTTGTGGCCATAGCAACGGCAGTGTTATCATCTGTGAGTGAAAGGTCATTGCCCAGATATACCCGCCTGCCTCTCCACCAGCTGTCGTCAGGCTCTATGCGGCAAAGCTGTACCTTGTCAACAGGCACATAGCCCTCGGTTCCCACGGACTTGTAGCGGATATTGCAGTGCTTGCAGAGAAAATTCTCCCGCTTGTTTTCGTAAAGCACAGCCATCTGCCGCTTTTCAAAGAGATTATCAAGCATCTGAGGCTTGCCATGCACCGCAGGATTTGCCTGATAGATAACATTGTCGTTATGCTCCCAGTCGTTGATGATCTCTATGTCAGGCTCATACAGCAGCGCAAACACATTTGTGCGCTCGATTATGCCGTCAAGAATTTTCTTGCTCAGATCTATCTGGTCAAGGAAATCATTGTTTTCATTGGGATATTGGGTAGATATGATAATACCAAGCTTGTTGGGCAACGTTATCTGCGATGAGGTCATAGCCTCTACGGGATAGCTGTCCATTGCGCCGTCCTCGTCCGCCAGAAAGGCGTTTGCAAGCTTGCCGTCCAGTCGGTCATTGGAGTACGCAAGGGGCGTATATTCAATGTCCGTCAGCTTGCAGGTTATCATATCCCGGTTTATTTTAAAATGCTTCACCAGAAGCGGAGATACCTTGATAATTTTTCGTACCGCCAGTCTCAGCTCTGATGAAAGCTTATAGTCAGGCGCTACGGAAAAAAGCCGGGCGAACCTCGGCTCGGTCAGCATCAGAATAATGAATATGACCGCCGAAACAAATGTCTTGAAATTCTTGCGGGCAATTTCAAGGATAGCCGTGGAATAATACCGCCTGCCGTCCCTGCCCTTGGTGCAAAGCACCGCAGCGATGAACAGCATCGCATAATCTTCCAGCCCCGTAAGCATAGGGCAGTTAAGGTCAGGGTGTACCATAAGGCGGAGAATGCCGCTTATCCGCTTGTATTCCGCCATGCTCACATACGCATCGGGGTTTCTTCCGTCCGCAATTTCAAGCCATTTTTCGCACTGCTTCTTTACGTATCGTCCGACCTTGCCGTCGGTCTCATTAACACAAAAAAGGGCGTATCTGTATGCCCTTGTATCGGTGATATTCAAGCAAAATACGCCCTCCTTTTTCACTCAAAAATACTGCTTTTCCTGTGCATAAACTCCCAGCACTCGTTGAGATATGCC